ATTATTTATTGTGAAAGTGCGGTATTGTTAATAGACAAACAAGGTCAAAGATACGAATCTTGTGCTTCTGCTGGAATAGACCCAAACCGCAAAGGTATGGATATTAGCCAGTCTTTTGGAAGTTCAAGTTCATATGCACGAAAGTATGCTTTATCTGCTTTATTTCTTTTGGATGATACTAAAGATGCTGATGCAACAAATATGCACGATGCAATTAAAATGGTAGAAGAGAAACTTAAGCCAATCTTAAAAGTAGGTACTGAATTGTTTGACAAATGCAGAGCAGGATTTTTAAAGGATGCAAAGAACCTAAAAGCTATTCAAGAGAGATATACAATGAATGATGAAACTTTTGAAGCACTAACTGCAAAATGAAATACTTTAAAGCAAGACCAAGTTCATTGGGGAAACTAATGAGCAAGTCAAAGAAGCCAGGCGAATTGTCGCAAACCTGCATAACTTATCTTAAAGAGTATTATGCTGGAGACAAAGAAGAATTATCTTCCAAGTATTTAACCAAAGGTATTTTATTAGAAAACGAAGCAATAGAGTTTGCTTCTAAAGTCTTATATGGTGGTATTAAAGCCTATAAGAATGAAGATATTTACGCTAACGAATGGTTGGTAGGTACTCCCGATGTAATACTTGAAAATTCTATTATTGACACCAAGTGTTCTTGGAATAGAAAAACATTATTAGATTCAGCTTTAGAGTTAAATACGGATTACGAATGGCAATTGAGGGGATATATGTTTTTGTGCAATAAAGAGTTTGCTACACTATTCTATTATCTTGGCGATACTCCTGCTGCTGCTAATTATGGTGTCAAAGTAAGTTATTCACATTTAGAAGATTTTGAACGCTGGGTAAGCTACGAGTTTAAAAGAGATTTAGACAAAGAGCAAGAGATTATAGACAAAGTAGAACAATGCCGAGAATGGCTAAAGAATTACGATGCCGAGATACAGGCAAAATTAGGAACAAGAATTATAACCCTTTAAAAAAAATAAAATGGCAACAATTATCAACGCATCTATTGATGTAACAAAAATTGACAGAACAAAATTAATCAAAGACAAGTATTTAAACCTATCTATTATCGTAGATGATAAGAACGATAAGTTTGGTAACAATGTTTCAATTACTTTAAGCCAGTCTAAAGAAGAAAGAGATGCTAAAGCACCTAAAACTTATATGGGCAATGGTAAAGTAGTTTGGGGATTGGGTAAGTTAGAAGAAACACCTAAAGAAGACAATAGTTTACCGTTTTAATTAAAGAAATTGGTGCTGCTGCAAGCGTTCTTTTTGCACCAAAGATAAGAGGTGTCTGCGAACAATATTAGGGGAAAGTTTTACAATTTTAGCAGAGATTAACACCCAAGTGCTAACGAGCAGCGTTAGTATTTTAAAATTATAAGAGATGGATTACATAGAGGATTATCAAACGAATAACATAACTATTCAAGACTTAAGTAAAAAGTATAATATCTCCGAGAAGCATATTAGAAAGGTATTTAAGGCAAGAGGTGTTAAGACAAAGCATAACCATATAAAAAAGGTAACGGTTAGAGCAGATAAGCTATTTCCTATCTTTTTAGCAGATTACCTGGATAATGGCTTAAGTATGCAACATTACGCTGATAAGTACGGAATAAGCAAATTTGCCTTAACATTAAGGTTAGAAAAATACTTTAAATTACGAAGAAAATAGTTATATTTGCAATGTATTAAGATACCTAATAAGAAGTAGTGAGCTTGTTAGATATTATCAAATGGTTATTAAATAACCTGAAACCTGTCGAAACTCACTACCGATGGGTTTCTTTTTTTTAAAGATTATGAGTGGATGGATTAAAGTACATAGGAAACTCAAAGACCATTGGATTTGGTCAGACCCTATTAAGTTCCAGTGGTGGCTAATAATGTTATTAGAAGTCAATCACAAATCAAACAAAATCAATTTAGGCTTTACTATTTTTGAAGTTAAAAGAGGTCAATCTGCAAAGAGTTTACGAACTTGGGCTGACCTATTTAATAGCAATACAAAGACTGTTTCTATGTTCTTTTCTATGTTAGAAAGTGATGGTATGATTATCAAAGAAACAATAGGAAAAGGGAAACAAAGCACAACCCTTATAAACATTAGCAATTACGAGTGTTATCAAGGTACTGAAGAAACGCAAGATACTACGCAAGATACTACGCAAGAGAAACGCGAGAGGGATACAAACAAGAATGTAAAGAATGAAAAGAAGAATAATAGTAAATTTATTCCTCCTGTTTTAGAAGATGTTATTATTTATTTTGATGAAAATGGATATTCAAAAGAAGCAGCAACTAAAGCCTTTAATTACTATAACAATCTTGGATGGAAAAATAGCAAAGGCAACCAAGTATTAAACTGGAAAAATACTATGCTAAATAATTGGTTTACTCCACAGAATGAAAAGAAAAAATACCATCTTTACCCTAAATTAATGAACTAATGGATTTTATACGCAAATATTCGGATATATCCGATTCTTTAAATACTCTTTACGAAAAAGGTTTAGCTAAAGGTGCTACCGTAGGATTCTCACAAATGGACAACCTAATATCTTTTAAAAAAGGTGCAACTTCTTATATTTACGGAACACCTGGAAGTGGTAAGTCTGAATTTTGGTGGGAATGTCTTATAGCTTTAACAAAAAAACATAAATGGAAGCATTTAATCTTTAGTCCCGAAACAGGTACACCAACGGAAATCTTTGCAGAGATACTACACAAATGGTCAGGTAAATCTTTTTATGATTTGGATGGTAATAGAGTAGGCAAAATGACACAGGCTGAAATGTTTAGATATGGTCAAGAAGTAAGCGAGTATTTTTATGTAATGGACACAGGCGAAAGAGATATTACCTTACCTGACTTTTACGCTTCGGTAGAAAACTTTAATGTACAATTTGATACGGTTACTACTGACCCTTTTAACGAGGTTAAGCACGAACTAAACGGCGAAGCAAGGGATATGTATATGGCGAGAGTTTTGGGTAAGATTAGAATGTATTCAAGAAAGTATAATTACCATCACGCTATTATTATGCACAATGCAAGGGAGACTGGAAGCAAAAGAGAGCAAGATGGTATAAGCTATTATCCACCTGCTGACCCAAGATATATTGATGGCGGAGAAACTGCATTTCGTAAAGGCGAACAAATGATTTGCGTATGGAGATACCCTAAAGGCTTTAAAGATGAATTTGGTAATATGTACGAAGCTAACCAGGTTAAAATAATTGTTCAAAAAACAAAGCCTAAAGGCATAGGTAATTTAGGCGAATTTGACTTATTCTTTGATAAGTTTAAGAATTGCTACTACGAAGAAATAAACGGCATAAAGAGTTATGCGGGAAATTATGTTACATTTGAAAAACCAATTATTTTACCATTTTAAAAACTAAAATTATGAATGTATTATCACTATTTGATGGAATGTCTTGCGGTCAACAAGCATTAGAACGAGCAGAAATTAAAGTAGATAACTATTTTGCTTCTGAAATTGACAAATATGCAATCCAGGTAACTATGGCTAATTACCCCAATACTAAACAATTAGGAAGCGTTGTAGACTTAAATGGTTTTGATTTACCTAAAATTGATTTATTAATTGGTGGTAGTCCTTGCCAGTCTTTTAGTTTTGCCGGTAAGCGTAAAGGAATGTCTACAAAAGATGAACAAGAAATTCTTACTTTAGAACACTATTTAGAATTAAAAGCAGAAGTTTACGAATTTGAAGGTCAATCTTATTTATTTTGGGAATATATGAGATTACTTAACGAAACAAAACCAAAGTATTTTTTATTAGAGAATGTTAAGATGTCAAAAAAATGGAAAGACATTTTAAGTAAAGCTATTGGAGTTGAACCTATTTTAATTAATAGTAATCTTGTAAGCGCACAAAATCGCCAAAGGTTATATTGGACTAATATTGGTTTAAATCCTATTGGTTTATATGGAGATTTACAAAGTATAATAGAACAACCTGAAGACAAAGGAATTTTTCTTAAAGATATATTACAAGATAATCCAAATGCTAAATTTAATTTAAGTGATAAAGGTGTTGATAGGGTAAGTGGATATAATAATGCAGATAAAAGTATTAATCTTAATGATAAAGCAATTTGTTTAACTGCTGGATATAACAAACAAGGCAGAGACAATCAATATATTCCAGTTGATGAAAAATATTATTTGAAAGATGATTTTAAAAATAGTAGATTAAAAAGTAATTTAATTAAACATAAAGATAAATTAGTTGATGGTGCTTTATTAGATAGTTATAATCAATCAATTCATATAGATAAATCTATAACAATAACAACAAGAACAATACCTTCTAATCAAACGCATATTGTTGTAGGTGGCGATTTTAGATACGATGAAGGATTTAGGTGGAGACAAAGTGGTAAAAGTGGTACTTTAGCTACTAAAGGAGCAACTGAAAATTCTATAAGTGGTATTCCTTTAGCAAAAATAACTTATATAGATGATGAAATTGTTATTGGACTTACTGAAGTAAGAACAGAAGAAGCAAAACAAATAAGAAAAGAAACTGGTAGTAATCCTCAAAGAGCAAAAGAATTAGTTGAAAGAAATGATGGTAAGACTGGTGCTTTATTAACTTCTCAAACTAAAGATAATTTAATTAAAATAGTAGCAGGTACTTTTAGATATGATAAAGGACACGAATGGAGAGATGATGATAAAACAGGAACTTTAACAACTTTAGGTAGTAGAACAAATAGTGGTTCAATTCATATAAAGAGTGAGGAAATTGATGTTGTTGGTTGTGGCATAAGAGGTAGAGATAATGGAGATGGTAAATATACAGCTAATTTAGAGTTTAGAAATGATAACAAATCAAATACTTTACTTTTAAATACAAATACATCTTTAGCTAAAGTAAATTCAAGAATTAGAAGATTAACTCCATTAGAATGCGAAAGATTGCAAACAGTTAAAGATAATTATACTAATTTCGTATCGGATAGTCAAAGATATAAAATGCTTGGTAATGGTTGGACAGTTGATGTTATTGCACACATTTTTAAATATATTATATGACACTACAAGAATTTGCTAAACATTCGGAAGCCAGGCTTTTTAGTTTAGAATTATTTGAACAATTACCAATCCATAAGCTATCTTCGCAATATTATGTGGATGCTTTAAGAGAGATTATCAATTTAATTAACCCAGTACAGGACAAGAAATTTATTTTAAGCGATGAGAAAGTTACACGAGTTAAGTGAGCCATTAAAAGCTATTTTACAGGATGAACTTGAAAAAAGGATTCCAAAGACCGATTTTAGACAGGCTACTTTGTTTAGGATAGCAGATTTACTTTTAGTGATGCAAATAAAGCTATTAGAGGCAAATAAAACTAAATTAGACAGTAAGACTTACAAAGACAATCTTAATGCTTTAGAAACGCTTAATTTAGCTTTTGTGATGATGACTGATTTACAAGGAGAAAATTCTTTATTACGAAGTGAATTATTAACTTTGAGGCACGAAGCAGAAATAATTATAGCAGAATTGACTGAAAGAGTTAAAACACTTGAAATGATAGATGACTTGTAAAAGATGTATAGGTGCAATTGATAAGATTTAACACCTGCAATATTTACAAAGTGTGTAATGTATTGTTTTTTAACGAATTAACTGGACAAAGTGAATGAAATGTTACTAAAAAATTATGCAAACATTTAACAAGCACCAACAAAACATTTAACATTTGTATGGATATAATATGACAAACAAAAGAAAACTGTAAGCCTTTAGATTGACTAATTTTGGAAAATAATATCTAATTTTAGGCTGATAGTGGAAATAAAACATCTTTGTGGCTCAAAAGTTAGCCGTATTGATACGCATTTATACGAATAATGAGCTTTAAAAATCCCAAAATGGGAACTTTTGTAACTTTAATGACAACTTATGACTTTAATTTTTATAATATTAGCAGCTATTTGTAACTCGGTAATGGATGTACTATCTACCAGGTATTATGTTTCTATATTTGGAAACTTAAAAAATAGGCAATTTTGGGATTGGAATATGTCTTGGCGAAACAAATGGCAGTGGGGAGAAAAAGAAAATGGCGAGAAGTTTTTTTTATCTTCAACTATGCTTTCGTTTTTAACGGATGGGTGGCATTTATTTAAAGCCTTGATGTTACTCTTTATTTCTTTAGCTATTGTAACTTACAAACCTATATTTGGCTATTTTGATATAATCTTATTCTCTATTATTTGGGGAGTAGTGTTTGAGATGTTTTACACTAAAATCCTATTAAAATGAGTACAACAATTTTAAAGAAGAAAGCAGATGCTATATTTTCAACTTATATTCGGTTAAAGTACGCTGATGAGAATTTAGATGTTAAATGCTTTACTTGCGATAAGGTAATGCCTTACAAAAAGATACAAAACGGACACTTTTATTCGAGAGGTATTTTAAGTTTAAGATATGATGAACAAAATTGTAGACCACAATGTTACGGATGTAATATTGCAAGGAACGGTAACTACATAGAATACTATAAAAGACTGGAGAAAGAAATAGGTAAAGGCGGAATGGATTACTTGGAATACAAAAAGCACCAGGTAAAGAAGATGGGCAAAGCTGACTATCAAGAATTAATAGATGTTTATACTGCTAAAGTAGCTGCATTATGATAGAGTCGGAATTGTTTAAATACTTAAAAGATAAATATATTCCTGATTTAGTAGCTGGTAAAGAGTATTCAAGTTTTGATTGCTATTCTGTAAAGTATAAAATGTTTATAGAGTTAAAATGCCGAGAAGTACATTACGATACTTTATTAATAGAAAAATATAAGTATGAACGCTTAATAGCTATAAGTTTAGGGTACGGTTATAAACCTTATTACATTAACTCAACTCCTAAAGGCATTTATTCTTTTAAATTAGATATAGCTCCTGAATGGATTTCTAAATTATTACCTAAAACAACAGAGTTTGCAGAAAACAATAAAATATTAAAACAAATAGGATATTTAGATATAAAAGATGCTAAAGAATTATGATAGATAAAATAAAAGCCGAGATAATAAAAGCTAATAGGACCAGTGCAATAGAAGATTTAATAAACTCTAATCTTAAACTTGCTGGTTATTTATTTCTTTTAAATGAAATGGAAGCAGAGATACATAAATGCTACATAGATGCATACACTACAAGGAAGATAGAGGAAGCAAGGTTATTTGTAGAAGGCGAAGGAACGCAAGGTAATAAAGAAAAACAAGCTATTATAATGTCCGAGCCTTACCGAGTAATAGAAGGTAAGTTTGAAACAAGATTAGCAGAAGTAAAGAATATTAGATTTTCTACCAATTCTTTTATAGATGTTTTAACTCAAAAGATAAACTATTTAAGGAAGGAATACGAACTTTCTAAAAATGTAATAAAATAGCTACCTTTGTTGTAAATAACAAAAGATAACAAATGTTTGAAAAAGGCAAAAGCGGAAATCCGAATGGCAGACCACAAGGTGCAGTAAGCCAAAAAAGATTATTAATAGACAACTTTGTAAATATTATAATTGAAGAAGGTACAGAACGATTTAACCAAGAACTTAATTCTTTAGAGGGTAAAGATTTTGTACAGTCTTATTTAACTTTACTTGAATACGCAAGACCAAAACTTGCAAGAACAACTTTAGAAGGGGATGCAAACAATCCTATACAAGCACGAATAGTATTTGAAGAAATAAGAACCTATGCACCTATCACAAAAACAGACCATAGCGATTGAGTTAATCGAAGACAATAAGACTAAAGAGATTATCTATGGTGGTGGTGCTGGAAGTGGGAAGACTGCTTTGGGTGTTTATTCTATCTTAAAGAATGCTTTAAAATACGATGGTTCACGATGGTTAATTGGTAGAGCGGTATTAAAGACACTTAAGGAAACTACACTTAATTCTTTTTACGATGTTACAAGGATGCAAGGATTAAAAGCAGGTGTTCACTATCAGTTTAACGCTCAATCCAATATCATTACCTTTCAAAATGGTTCGACCATATTACTTAAAGATTTATTCCAATATCCTTCCGACCCACACTTTGATGAATTAGGTTCACTTGAGATTACAGGAGCGTTTGTAGATGAATGCAATCAAATAACCGAGAAAGCCTGGAATATTGTTAAGTCCCGAATAAGATATAAGATAGATGAATTTGGTTTGATACCAAAGATGTTAGGCACTTGCAATCCAGCAAAAGGATGGGTTTACAATAACTTTTATAAACCACACAAAGAAAATAAGCTACAAGAAGACAAAGCATTTATTCAAGCATTAGCAATAGACAATCCTTTTATATCTCCACACTATATTGATTCCTTAAAGACTTTAGATAATCAAAGTAGGGAACGGTTACTTTATGGTAACTGGGAATACGATGACAATGACAACGCTTTAATTGGGTACGATAATATAATTGATATGTTTACAAACGAACACATACCAAGCGGTAAAGGTTACATATCAGCCGATATTGCTCGTTTTGGTAAGGATAATACTTTGATAATGGTTTGGTCAGGCTTTAGAGTTATTGAGATACACAAGTTGTCTCATAAGGCAACAAGCGAAGTAGCAGCATTCATTAAGCATTTAAGTAAAAAACATTCAATCCCTTATTCTCAAATCATTTGTGATGAAGATGGTGTCGGTGGCGGTGTGGTAGACTATGGCTTTAAAGGATTCGTCAACAATAGCAAAGCCTTAACAGGTAATTACATTAACTTAAAATCGGAATGCTACTACAAACTTGCAGAACTAATCAATGAAGCTGGAGTGTGGGTTATGTCTGAAGATGTAAAGATTAAAAAGGAATTAACCGAAGAACTTGAATGGGTGCAAAGGCATAACGCTGATAAGGATGGTAAGTTAGCGGTGCTACCTAAAGACAAAGTTAAAGAACATTTAGGTCGAAGTCCCGATATAAGTGATGCCCTAATGATGCGAATGTGGTTTGAACTAAAGAAGTTTGACTTTGTTGTAATGTAAAAGTTATCTAAATTTATCGTAAATTTGTAAAAATAATTGCTTATGAACTTCTTTCAACGAATTAAAGCTGCTATACTACCTACTCAAGGTTCGGATGCGGGCAACAAATACAATCAATCTTTATTCTCTTATTTTAACGGAATATTCTTTAACATACCTAACAACCCAAGAGCGTATGTAAGAAATGGCTATCAAGGTAACCCTGATGTATTTGCTATCATTAATATGATTGCTAAAAAAGCTGCTTCAGTTCCTTTCTATGTTTACGAGGTAGAAAATAAAAAGAGTTTTAATAGAACAAAGAATAATAAGTTTAACCTAATTAAAAAGGGATTAACAGAAGTAGAAGGTACAGACTTGAATAAGCTAATTGCAAGACCTAATGAAATGCAAAGCCAACAAGAGTATATTGAATCTTTAGTTTCATTTTTAGAGATTACCGGTAACGCTTACTCTTATAAGTTTATGCCTGAAGTAGGTCGAAACAAAGGAGTACCAACTAAACTTTATCCTTTACCATCACAATTCACACAAATCATAGGAAGTGGAACATTTGAGCCAATTAGTGCTTATAAGCTACAAATAGGTAACCAAGAAATTGAATTTAAAGTAAACGAGGTAAACCACATTAAGTTCTTTAACCCTGATTATAATGTTAGTGGTAATCAATTATACGGAATGAGTCCTTTAATGGCTGCTTGGGAAACTGTTTCAAGTTCAAACGAAGGCACAAGGGCAAAAGCTAAAGCATTTATAAATGGTGGTGCAGCAGGTCTTTTATTTAGTGGCGATAAGGATGCAATGTTAGATGGTGAGCAAATAAGTAAAATTAACCAACAGATAGACACAAAGCTAACAGGTGCAGACAACTATAAAAGAATAGTAGCAACTAATGGTATTGTAGATTATAAGCAAATCGGAATGTCACCAGCAGATTTAGAGATTATAAAATCAATCGGAGCGGATAGAGATACTTTATGCAGAGTGTTTGGTGTAGACCCTATCTTAATGGCTACCGATTCTGCTTCTTACAATAACAAAGAGATGGCTTATAAAGGTTTGGTAACAAACACAGTTATTCCTATTTTAAATATGATTAGAGGAATGTTTAACGAAGTTGCTTTATATTACTCTTTAAGAGATGGTGTAGAATACTACATTGATTACGATGTTCAAGCGTTTCCTGAAATGCAAAAGGATATGGAGAAGATAGTCGCACAGATGAAAGAATCTTGGTGGGTTACTCCTAACGAAAAAAGAACTGCAATGAATTACGATAGAATAGACGAAGCTGATATGGATAGAATTTTAGTCCCTGCTAACTTAACTTATCTTGATGAATTAGGAATGTCGGATAAAGCGTTATAATGACACAAGAAGAATTTGATACTAAACTACAAAAGTATTTAGAGACTTACGGCTATCGTTTGTTTTCTAAAGCCTTAAGACAATCCATACAACCTATCTTGGATGCTTTAAAACAATCGGAATCGGTTGCTTTTACTAATTCTATTGCAGGGATGCTTTACACAGGTGTTCCTATTTCCAATGCTATGCAGACTTTTTATAATACTGCTTGGAATAAACAATCAAGAGGTTATGTTAAATGGCTTAAGGCTAATTTACCACCTGAAGCGACAATAGGAGTAGGTTTTGAGAATCCTATTATGGATGCAGCTTTAAAAGAATACTTTAACACCATAGGCGGTCAGCACATAAAAGATATAAACGATACAAGTCTTAAAAGGATTCAAACGGCATTTCAAAGAGCGTTAGAAAATAACGAAGGCTTTAGAGGAGCAGAAAAAAGATTAATTAAAGAAGTAGGAATGTCAAAGACAAGAGCAAGATTAATTGCAAGGACTGAATCTTTAATGGTAACTAATGCTTCTAAATTTACTCAAAGTGAATTGATGCCTATTGAAATGGAGAAGACCTGGTTACACGACCATCCAAAGATGCCGAGAGATTGGCACATAGCTTTAAGTGGTAAAACTATTGACTTGGATAAGAAGTTTAACGCTGATGGTAGAATGATGAAACATCCAGGCGACCCAGCTGGCGGAATAGAAAATAATGCAAATTGCAAATGCACGATGCTTACAAAAGCGAAGTTAGATAAGGAAAATAATATCATTTATAAATAATTGCTAAAAAAGTTAGTATCTTTGTACTATCATAGTTTGGTGTTTTGGTTTTAGGGTGGGTGGTAAAACATCCACTCTTTTTTAAACACTATAAAATTAATCGCTTATGAAAAATATAAGTTTCAAAAATTACGATGCAAGTATTAAGGACTTGGATGTCGAAACAGGAGTAGTTACAGGTTATTTCTCACAATTCAATTCTATTGATTTAGATGGGGATGTTATAATGCCAGGTGCATTTACAAAGACTATTGCAGAGCGAGGACCAGATTCATCAAAGCCTGAAATTGCGTATTTATGGCAACACGATACTTATAAGCCTTTAGGAAAGTTAATGGTTTTAAGAGAAGATAGCTTTGGTTTATATTTTGAAGCTAAAATGAGCGACACAAGCTACGGTAAAGATGCTTTGAAACTTTATAGAGATGGAGTTATTACTCAACATTCTATTGGTTACCAAGTAATAAAATCACAAGAAAACACAGATATGGGAGAAGAAATTGATGCAATCTACGAAGTTAAACTTTGGGAAGGTTCAGCAGTTACTTTTGGTGCAAACCCTAATACACCTTTTACAGGCTTTAAGTCAGTAGAAGAAAGAGAAGACCGAATTAAGACTTTGGTAAAGGCTATTAAAAATGGTACTTACACAGATGAAACATTTGGTCTTATTGAATTTGAATTATTAAAACTTATTTCACTTGTTAAATCCGAAGAGCCGACTATTGTTACTCCTGAAGAAACCGAGCCGAAAGAGGACAATAAGATACAAGAAATCAACGCAAAGTTTGATGCAAATGCAAACGCTTTATTAAGCGTAAAAAATGAAGTATCTACGATGGTAGAAAAAAGTATTGATTCAGTTAAGGCTGAAATCAAAGCAGTAAAAGACGAAATGGATAGACAGGCAGAAGAAGTATCTCGTAAGAGTGCTGCTAAAGTTTCTACCAAATCAATCGGTGAGCAAATCGCTGAAAATTTAGATTCTAATATGGCAATCGCTGAAAAAGAATTAAAGTCTTCAGGTGGTTCATTCACTATGAATTTAAAAGCAGTAGGTAATATGTTATTATCTACAAGTTTAACAGGAGATTCAGTAGCTACTTACGCTCCTAACCAAGCAATCTTACCTTCTCAAAAATTGAACTTTAGAGATTTAATTTCTACTGTACAATCAGCGACTGGTACTTATGTTACTTACAAAGAAAGTGGTTCAGAAGGTGCTATCGTAG